TGCCGAGACCGCCAGCACCGGAAGCGGGAGGACCGCCACCGGCAACACCCGCGGCCGTACCGGGGTTCGAGCCACCGAGGTCGTCGGTGAAGCCCGAGTGCTGGAAGTTGCGATCGCGGTGGATCACGAGGCCGACGTAGTCGGAGTTGATCCCGAACATCGTCCCGGCCGGGCAGTCCGAGTCCCACATGATCGGGACGTTCTCGAACAGCAGGTTGCGGAAGCCGAGGTTGGCCTTGTTCGTGTCCGTGTAGCGGACCTGCGGGGTCAGCGTGGACTCGTAGAAGGCGTACGTCGCCGGGTCGGTGAAGATCGCATCGACCTCATCGCCACCGTTGTCGGACGTGGTCATCACCGCCGTCCGCATCGCGGTTTCGAGACCGGCCGCATCGACCGCTCCGACCGCTGCCACGTACGACTTCCACCACGCCTCGGTCGCCGGGTCGATGCCGCCGATCGCATCGGTGGCACTGATCAGGATCGTCAGCGGGTTGAAGTCGTTGGCAGGGACGGACGAGGCGTAGGTGCCGTACAGCATCCCGGAGAGCCGCTTGCGAAGCGTCTGCTCCGCCTGCTTGATCTTGGCGTCCATGACGTTGATGACCTGGCTCTTGCCGCTGTTCTGCGCCTTCTCCAACGCCGAGATAGCGATGGTTGCGAACAACTGCTTCCAGAAGTACTGCGCCGCGGTCACGGCGTTCGACGGCTTGACCGTGATCAGGTCCCACTCGCCGTACGAGTCGGCCTGACCTTCGTTGAACAGCAGGTGCTCAACGATCGAGTAACCACCGTCTTCGATACGGACACGTCCGTTCGAGAGCAGGTGTTCGAGCAGCGGGCGCTTGCGGAAGATGTTGTCCACCAGCTTGCCGTGCATGTTGTGCAACGTGGTCGAGAGAACCTCGTTCCAGATTGCTGGGGTATGGGAGGCGACTGCCATTCGGGTAGCCCTTTCGGGTCAGACCGATCAGCGTCGCCGTGCCTCGACTTCTTCGTAGGCCGCAGCGATCGCATCTCGGTAGTTCGAGTACTCGGCGTGCGCAGGCGCACCGGCCCCGCCGACCACTCCCGTCCCGTTGCCGATCAGCGCTGCGGCATTGGCTGCTGCCTGCTGCCGCTGTTCTTCCTCGGTCGCTCGCTGTTGCGCCGCTGTCTGCTGCGCCCCGTGCTGCCCCTGGAAAGCCATCGCTTGATACACCAACGGGAGGTAGTCGATCCCGAGATTCATCTGCATCGCGGTCCCGACTACGGCTCGGACTTGCTCGTCGTTCAACCCGTACGTCTGCTTCAACCCGAACACCGCGCGCTGTAGCTGCTCGTCGGCTTCGCGCTGTGCGAATCGTTGTTCGAGTGCCTCGCGTGCTTGGCGCTCGACCCACAACTCACGTTCCAGAGGATCATCGAACTCAGGCTCGGCCGATCCCTGCTCCACCGCCGCCTGCTGTTGCGCAGGTGTGAGGCGGAGGTATTCCTGCACGGACATCCCCGCATGATCAGCGAGAATCTGGACCGTGAGACCAGGGTTGGCCTGCATCGCCTGGTGGAGTCGGATGGCATCTTCTGCCTGTCTCCGTTGCTCGGCCAGTTGCTGCGAATGCTGCGTGAACGCAGCCTGTCGTTGATACCCCTGCAGCGCTTCCTCGAACGGGACGGAGATTTCCTCGCCATCGACCTTGACCTTGACGTGCTTGGCACGCAGGTCGTCGGTGACTTCGAGGTACTCCGGTTCCGCTGACGGTGGCGGTGCTTCGGATTGCGGTGGCGGAGTCTCGACTTGTCCGCCCGATGCGGGGTCGCCCTCTACCGTCTGCCCCATCGGGGCGTTGGCATCGCTCACTGGATAGCCCTCCTTGGTGAACGATCGACATGATGCCAGAAATCAGGTACGTTCCGCCACCATGAGTGACACTCCCGAGGAAACCGAAGTCGAAGTCGGCCCCGACGACAACATCGAGGTCAGCGAAGCCAGCCAGCAACAGCGCGAACAGGACGATGTTGACGCTGCCAATGCGGCAGCCGAAGACGACGACGACTGATCAGTACGGCGCTGGCGGCGGGGCACCATTGCCCATCGCCATAGCCATCTCAGGTGGCAACTGCTCGGCGGGTGGCCCAACCGGTGGCCCACCCTGACCCTGCGCCATCATCTGCGCCAGCATGTCTGGCGTGAGTTCCTGTGGCATCCCCTGCGGAGGCGGTGCCCCCTGCTCCATCCCAGGTGGAGGGGCAGCGCCCTCCGGTCCACCAGGCGGCGGAGCAGGGGGCGGCGGCTGCTGAATGAAGCGCCCGGCGTCCTTGATGCCGAACCCCTTCTGCAGCAACTCCTGCGCGAGCGCAGGCATGTTCACGACCCCGGCTTGCATAAACGGCGTCATCGCATCAACGATCTGCATGGCCGACTGACGGCGGAAGGTCTCGTTGCGAGGTTCGGTTGAGCCACCCTGAACTTCGAAGTCGAACTTGCCGCGCACGCGGTCGGCATCGAAGTTGACCCACGCCTTGACCGGCATCGTCACCACGCGCGCGACCTGATCGCCGGTCGTGAACTGCTGCATCAACCCGACGATGCGCTCGGCAATCTCGGCCAGCACGCCCTCGATCTTGGCGAGCCGATCCTGCGCCCGGCTGTTGGCCGAGTCCTGGATCATCGCCGCCTCGGTAGCGGTGCGCTTGATCTGTTGCTGCGGCGCGCCGCGCTGGTAATCGCTGACGCCCGACACGCGATCCAAGTCGTTAGCGATCATCGCTGACTGGTCGAAGAACTCAGGCGGTGTGATCACGACCGGCATCGGAGCGATCGAGTCGGAGGGATTGCTGTCGCCCTGGACCGGGATCATCACGTTGTCGCGGTCGGACTCCAACGCCTTGACACCATCGGTGTCGAACCGGTCGCGGGCGTACACCCAGGCGCGCCGGAACTTCTTGCGGTAGTTGAACATCTGCGTGCGGGTCTCGTTCAACTCCAACTGCAGCGACTCGATCTGCGCCACGTCCCCGATTGGGTAGAAGTGATCAGGAACCTCGTAGTTGCGCAGCATCACAAACGGATGACCAAAGGCGTACGGCATCGTGGCGGGCTTGATCAAGAAGCCCGGCTGGTCGCCATCTGCCTGATCACTCGACTGCGCCACGAAGGTGCAGACCTTGTACCGCTTCAAGTCGTAGAACTCGATGACCTCACAGAAGCTGATCGCCCCTGGGTCTGGCTTCTCGTCGCCCTCGCGTGCATCGCTGGCTCCCTCGGCATCCCACCGCGACCACGATGAACCGCTCACCCGGCGACGCGCCGTGGGAGAGTAGCGACTATCTACTTGCACATCCTGCAGCGGTCGCCATGTGCGCTGTGCGATCCAGCGCATCTCTTTCGGATGGCGCGCATCGGGATCGACGAACATGTCGAAGATCGAGATGCGCTCGATGAACGGCCGATCCTCGTTCCATTGCAGCAACTCGCTCTCCACGTTGCCTGGCTGATCGGCATCACGATCGTCAATGCCTTCGTCTGCGCCCTCTGTGGCAACGTTGTTGCCCTCGGTCGAGTCGGCAGGCTTCGCTTCGGGTGGCTTGGTGTACTTGTAGCCGCACTTGATCCAGCCGTGCCCAGCCACGATCCAGTCCACGCACGCCAGCCGGAAGTCGCGCTGGTAGTCGTATGCACGCCACAGCCAGTTCAGCACTTCCTCGGTGATGATCGCAGTAGCTGACGACTCAGGGTTGCGCGGATTGACGACGAACCGCGGGTAGTTGATCGCCACCGCAGGCAGCATCACATTGACCGTGGCGAAGATCATGTTGACGACCAGCGCGTCGGTCGACGGCTCGGCCTTCAAGTAGCGCCCTTGGTACAACTGGACGTAGCGCTTCCACTCGTCGTCGTAGTTGGTCGTCGAGTTCGAGCGCCAGTTCTTCGATCGCTTCAACTCGTTCTGATAGAAGCGCAGCAGTTCGCCCTGTGTCATCTCAATCCTCCGGTGGCGTCGGCTCGTAGTAACGCTCTACATCAGGACGCGTCCTCGCCAGTTCCTTCTCGGAGTCGACGTGCAGATGCTCTTTGAGCCACTCGTTCTTGGTCATCGCCTTGAACCCGGCTCGTCCTTGCAATGCGCCTCCGTTGAACGTGAAGCCAACGCTGAGGACGCGACAACGAAAGCACTCGACTCGGCCTGGCTCGGC